CGTCAGAACATAATGGAGTTCCAGTACAGGTAGCAACTTATGAAGATAAGTTAGGTAGACCAACAGCACAGCATATTAGATTTCAGAACAAAAAATTTATATGGCTTGGTGATGTCAGCGACTTACAGCTTTGGGGTCAGAAACTTTGGAGACAACATAATACAGGCAATATGTTTGTCACTATCACTGAAGGTGAGATTGATTGTATGTCTGTTTCACAGGCTCAGGGTAACAAGTTTCCTGTGGTAAGTTTGCCTTCTGGTAGTCAGTCAGCTAATAAATATATAGCAGCAAATTTAAAATGGTTATCTCAATTTGTACGAATAGTTCTGTGTTTTGATAGTGACGAACCTGGCATGGTTGCTGCCGAAAAAGCAATTAAAATCTTACCTGCTGGCAAGGCAGCTATATGTAGACTTCCAAGAAAAGATGCTAATGAAATGCTCCTCGCAGGAGAGGGGGAAGAACTTAGAGATCTCTTATTCAGAGCGACACCTGTTAGACCAGATGGAATACTTAATGCCAGTAACCTCTGGGAAGAACTAACCAAGAAAGGTACTAACAGCATCTGTCCTTTTCCATTCCCTCAACTGGATACTTTTACTAGAGGATTCCATAAGCAACAGATGATCTGTATAGCAGCAGGCAGTGGTACTGGTAAATCAACTATCTGTCGTGAACTGGCTCATCATTTTATAAAGAATGATTTAACTGTTGGATATATAGCTTTGGAAGAATCAGTACAGAGAACGATGCAAGGTATCTTAGGTGTCGAGGTAAACAAACCACTGCATCTTGAGGAGAATATTGAACATGAAAGTTTGAAGCAGTCGTTTGATAAGTTGTTCGGTACAGGAAAACTATTCTTATATGATCACTTTGGTTCTATTGATCCTGATAGATTAGTCGAACAGATACAGTATCTCGCTACAGCAGAAGGTGTAGATGTAGTAATACTTGATCATTTAACAATAGTTGTGTCAGGAATCTCTGACTTAGATGAAAGAAGAGCCTTGGATGTGGTCTGTACCAAGCTTAGACAGGTGGTTGAATCTACTGGTATAGGTTTAATTATTGTCTCTCATCTGCGTAGGCCAGAAGGTAAAGGACATGAAGAAGGTAATAAGGTAAGTCTTAACCATCTGCGGTCTTCTCATTCAATCGCACAGTTATCAGATCTTGTAGTTGCCTGTGAAAGAAACCAACAGGGAGATGTAGCTGAAAGGGCAGAATTACAGCTACGAGTGTTGAAGAATAGACATACAGGAATGACAGGTGAGATAGACAAACTATTGTATGACGATAAAACTGGAAGGTTGGTTCTTCCTATGGAAACTTATTTTGGAAACTAATGACTTTACTAATTGACGCTGATTGGCTGATCTATTCTTCTTGTTGTGCCTGTGAGCAAGACATACAGTGGGATAGTAACCTACACACACTCCATGCTGATGAAAGAGATGTGAATGAAATGGTCGATGGAAGAGTTGCACATTATCAAACTATTGCCGAAGGTGATAAAGATGTTGTTATGTGTTTCACAGAGTACCCAACCTTCAGACATACAATCTATCCAGAATATAAAGCCAACAGGAAACATAAAAGAAAACCATTAGGACTAGGAAAGATTATTGAACAGACTAAAGAACGTTATCAATCTGAAAGCTACTCAGGTCTAGAAGGTGATGATGTTATGGCTGTACTTGCCACCAGTAAGAAATATCCTGATCCTATTGTTGTGTCAGTCGATAAGGACATGAGATCTGTACCCTGCACACTGTTAGCAGGTGATGACATGGAACTTATAACTAAACGTAAGGCTGATAGACATTGGATGATACAGGCTCTTACAGGTGACTCTACTGATAATTACTTTGGTATAGATAAAGTAGGACCAGTAACAGCAGAGAAGATACTTGGTGAAGCGAAGACACTAGAACAGATGTGGGAGAAAGTAGTAGCTGCTTATGAGAAAAAGAAATATAACTTTGCTGATGCTGTTCTTAATGCACAACTGGCAAGGATATTAAGAGATGGAGACTTTGATTTTAAAACAGGTGAAGTATCTCTCTGGACTCCATAAAAGAAAGCACCAACAACGCAGTAGCATGGGTTGTTAGTGCTTCTTTGTTATTAGTAGGCTAGATCGGAAGGGTTCCCATAACAGTTGCCTAAGCTGTATAGTCCGCATCAGAGAGAGGTTGGCTGACCTAGTATTTAGCTAGGCATAACAACTCCGATCTAATATTAACCCCTTGACTTTCTAGCACACTTAATTCAGGTCTAGGGTTGTTAACCTAAATGTGAGATCGGACGAAAGACTTGTATAATCACCTTATCACATAAATTTAAAGCTGCTATACTTTATTATCAAAAGTGAACTACAATAACTATAAATCTTATTAATCATGTCATCTGAAAAGCTTCCAGTGATTACAGATGAATTGATCTTTGCCTTAGATCAAATCTTTCCTAACCGCCATCCTGACTTGTCTTTATCTGATAGAGAGATATGGTACAAAGCAGGGCAGAGGTATGTTGTGGATTACCTGATTGAACAACAGGCAAGACAAAAAGATACCATGCTCACAGAATCAGTATTGGAGAATTAGTTATGTGCGTCTTTAACAGACCTTCACCACCACCATTACCAAAGCCTGTAGAGACTGCTCCAAGACCAGAACAGACTGCTAAACGTGTACTTATAGGAGATCAAAGGTCAAGGCAAAGACCAGGTTCAACTAGAAGAGGTAGAAGAAGTAGAACGCTAGGCACTGCTTCATTACAGATACCTTTATTAAATCAAGGACAAACAGGCATGGGTAATCTTAATTATTAATAATGGAATACTCTAATCAACAAGGACAAACTGCTGCTGGTAGATATGCACAACTGCAAAGTGCAAGATCCACCTTTGATAGAGAAGCAAAGGAATCATCAAAGTTAACCATACCTAGCCTTATACCTGAGAGCACTACTGGTACAAGAGCAAAGATAAAAACTCCCTTTCAGGCTGTTGGTGCTAGAGGTGTAAATAGTCTTGCATCTAAACTCTTATTTGCATTACTGCCACCATCAACTGCTTTCTTCAAACTAAGTATTGATAGTCTTGAACTGTTAAAGCAAGGACAGGAAGGTTTAGAGACAGAGATAGATAAAGGATTACGAACAATAGAAACAGCTTTGATGAATGAGATAGAGATCTCTAACGACAGGGTGGCAATGTTTGAAGCACTTAAGCATCTCATTGTTGGTGGAAATGTTCTTCTCTATCTCACAGATGACGGACTAAAGGTATATCCACTATCAAAGTTTGTATGTAAAAGAGATGCTGTTGGGAATGTATTAGAAATAATCACACAGGAATCAGTAAGCCCTAATGCCCTTTCACCAGAGTTCTTGGAACAGATCAAAAAGAAAGAGAACTATGATGAAAAGTCAATGGATAGTGACCTTGATATATACACATACGTCAGGAGAGTCAATGATGACTTTATGTGGTATCAGGAATGTAAAGGAGAAAAGATACCAGGTACTGATGGCAGATCAAAGGTAAATGTATCACCTTGGATAACACTCAGGTTTGTTCGTATTGATGGTGAAGACTACGGTAGAGGATATGTTGAAGAATATAGAGGAGACTTAATTAGTCTTGAAGCTTTGATGCAAGCAATAATAGAAGGTGCAGCAGCATCAGCTAAAACGTTATTCCTTGTAAATCCTAATGGTGTTACCAGAGCAGCGACACTAGCCAAAGCTCCTAATGGTGCTATTAGAGAAGGATCTGCTTCTGATATAAGTGTCATGCAGGTGGGCAAGGCTGCTGACTTCAGTGTCTCTCAAGCGGTCATGCAAACTATTACAGGCAGACTTGAATATGCTTTCCTTATGGCAAGGTCTGTACAGAGAGATGCAGAAAGAGTAACAGCAGCAGAAGTTACCATGATGGCTAATGAATTAGAGAACAGTCTTGGTGGTATCTACAGCATCCTTACACAGGAGTTTCAACTACCATATCTAAAACGTAGGATGCACATGCTTGTCCGTTCTGGTAAAGCACCAAAGCTTCCAGAGAAATTAGTGAAACCCAAGATTGTTACTGGTGTTCAAGGTCTTGGTCGTGGTAATGATAGGAATAAGCTTATTGAGTTTATCGGAACAGTAAGTCAAGCTTTAGGTCCTGATATTATGAGGCAGTTTGTAAACGTGGACGAAGCTATAAAACGGTTAGCAAATTCAATCGGTATAGATACTGCTAACCTAGTGAAGACACAGGAAGAGATACAGGCTGAGATGGAAGCTATGCAACAGCAGCAGCTTATTCAAAGTCTTGGACCTGCTGCTCTTGGATCTCCTTTATTAGATCCTAAAAACAATGCACAAGCACAACAACTAGCGGAGGAAGCTGATGCCAACCAAGAAGCCTGAAGACAACAAAGCACCTGAAACTGAAGTAGCAAAAGCTGTTGTCAGTAAATTAGGTGTTAATGATGAACCTAAAAAGACTAGTCCTAAAGTGGTCGAAACCAAGAATGGCCGTACAATGACTTATAACTAATAAATTTTTATGACTTCATCCCAGGTAAATGTCTCTGAGACACCACCAATGTCTCAACAGGATTTAGAAACTTTAGCTAAGAATGAAACTGATGAGAATGGTCTTATCTTAGGTAAGTTTAAATCAGTAGAAGATCTAGCTGCCAGCTATAAAGAATTAGAAGGTAAGTTAGGACAGGTAACAGAAGAAGATCAACCACCATCAGAAGAAGAGACAGAAACAAACGAGACTGAATTTAATGCAGAAGAATTTTATGGTGATGGCCTTGCTTCCGTATTAGAAGAAGTTGGTATTGATCCACAGGACATCTCTAATAGATTTGCTGATACAGGTGAAATCAATGAAGATGATTATGCAAAGCTTGGAGAAGCAGGGTTCTCTAAACAGGTTATTGATACCTACCTTGATGGATTAAGAGGTGGTGGTGCATCAGAAGATATAGCAACAGCACAGATACAAGGTATTAAAGATTCAATCGGTGGTGATGAAAACTACAGTAAGATGGTGTCATGGGCATTGGAAAACCTACCTGCAAATGATGTTGAAGCTTTTAATAAGCTGACTGAAACAGGAGATGCACCTGCAATTAAGTTTGCAGTACAAGGTCTTTATTCTCAATACAATAATGCTATGGGTGTTGAACCAAGTTTAGTTACAGGTCGTGCTTCTCAAAGTGGACCTACACCATTTAGATCTACAGCAGAAGTAGTTACTGCCATGTCTGATCCACGCTATGGTAAAGATGTTAGCTACACCGAAGATGTACAAAGACGCTTGGGTGGTAGTGACGTATTCTCTAATCGTTAATTATGGCTAACACACCTACTAATCCTAAGCTTTATGCAAGGGTAAAGTCAGAAGCAAAGAAGAAGTTTAGAGTCTATCCTTCTGCTTATGCTAATGCTTGGTTGGTTAGAACTTATAAAAAACGTGGTGGAGGTTATCGTAAAACTTAATCATGCCTTATTCAAAGAAACAAATGAAAATCGCTAGGGTTGCAGAACCTAGGGATAAAATTACAAGAGAAGATCTTATGATTCTTCGTAAATCTAAGAAAGGTAAAAAGAAAAATGGCAAAGCTAAATCTTAGCCAGATGAAAAAACTGAAGGCACATTCAGTTCATCACACACCCAAGCACATGAACCTTATGAAGAAGCTCATGCGTGAAGGTAAAACATTTAAAGCTGCACATACTGCTGCACAAAAACAAGTAGGCAAATGAGTCTTGATAGATGGTTCAAAGAGAAGTGGGTTGATGTTAAAACAGGTAAACCCTGTGGAAGACAGAAGGGTGAAAGTCGTGGTTATCCAGCCTGTAGACCATCAAAAAGAATTAGTAGTAAAACACCAAAGACTACAGGTGAAATGAGTAGTAAAGAGAAGGCAAGATTCAAGGCAGAGAAGACCAGTAGTAAAAGAATTTCTTACAATCACAAAAGGAGAAAAGGACGAAAGAGTTTAAAGATTGCATAACAGTGTTATATTTTAATTAACTGCTTATCTTTCCTTTATGTCGAAGGGAGTATCAATGACCAAGAAGGATAAAAATCCCACAGGGGGTCTTACTGCTTCTGGTCGTAGAAAATACAACCGAGCAACAGGTGGAAACTTGCAAGCACCTGTTACTAAAAAGACAGGTCTTACTGCTAGACAGAAAGCCAGAAGAAAATCTTTCTGTGCAAGGATGTCTGCGGTAAAAGGACCATTAAAGAAAGATGGTGAGTTGACTCGTAAAGCCCTTGCACTACGCAAGTGGAATTGCGGTTCAGTATAAACTAAACAAAACGAAAATCTTAATATCAATAGTGCCTGATGCGTCAGATAACACTTGAGAGAACAGACAGTAGTGAAGTTAGTTTCTCAAATTATTAATCAACCTAAAGGAGTTTAAATTATGGCTAACGCCACAGTTTCACGCCTGGGTTTGGTGAACAATAGTGGAACAAACTTTGATGAGTTATTCCTCAAAGTGTTCAGTGGAGAAGTTCTTACAGCCTTTGCTCGTAACAACATCTTTAATGAGCAACTACATTCTGTTCGTACCATAACCTCAGGTAAATCAGCACAGTTCCCAGTAACAGGAACAGCGACTGCTGCATATCACACACCAGGAACACCATTAGTAGGTGCAAACCAGATCTTGGCAAATGAGAAGATTATTTCTATTGATGATCTACTTATTTCACAAGCTTTTGTAAGCAATTTAGATGAGCTTAAGAATCATTACGATGTAAGAGCTACATACGCTGATGAGTTAGGTAAGGCTCTTGCCAGAACTTATGACCAGAACGTAGCTAAAGTAATTGCTAATGCTTCTAGAGCATCTACAACATTAACAAATGGCAATGGTGGATTAGTTTCTACTCTTGCTTCTGGTAATACATCTTCAGCAAACGTATCAGGTGATGAGTTAGCAGCAGCTATCTACGACATTGCACAGGCATTTGATGAGAGAGACATTCCTCCAACAGATCGTTTCTGTGTACTTCCACCTGCTGAGTACTACAAGTTAGCTGAATCAGCTACAAGAACAGTGGATGTGGACTTCAACCCAGGCGGTAATGGTTCATTTGCATCAGGTCGTGTACAACAGATTGCTGGTATTCCAGTAATGATGAGTAACAACGTACCTCAATCAAACGTAGGATCAAACCCATCAGGTGCTAACAACACATACAGTGGTGACGATAGTAAAACTATTGGTCTTGTCTTCCATAAATCAGCAGTTGGTACTGTGAAGTTAATGGACATGACAACTGAGATTAGTGGTCAGGACTACGGAATCATGTATCAAGGTACATTGATGGTTGCTAAGTATGCTTTAGGTCATGGAATCCTAAGACCTGAGTGTGCAGCTACAATCAAGTTATCTGCTTCTTAATTCACATAAAGAGTACTCAGCAATGGGTACTCTTTTTCTTATTTTCTTAAAGACAATTATGGCTATTACTAAATCACAAATGCAAAAAGCATTTCAAGATAAATTAAAAAGAGAACGTGAGAAAAAAATAAGAGAAAAAAGAAAAAAAGAAATGGAAAAACGAATGAAAGAACAAGCTAGAAAAGCAGCAGAAGAAGCTAGAAGACAATCAATGAAACAAATAGAACGAAGACGTAATACAAGTACACTTAAAATTAAGTAATTTATTTTTTAAAAAGAGGACACTATGGCTTACGGAAAGATGAAGAAGAAAAAGAAAAAGAAAATGGGTGGTAGAGATTCACTTAAAATCAAATACTAATTATGTCTGTAGCTGCAACCACTGAACTAGAAAGCATCAACATTATGTTGGCTGCTATAGGAGAAGCACCTGTCAACAGTCTTGCAGGTACAGTTCCTGTTGATGTAAGACTGGCACAATCAACTCTTACTGAAGTTAATAAAGAAGTACAAAGTGAAGGGTGGTCTTTTAATACGGAAATAGATGTCACCTTACCTAGAAATAACGCATCAAAACAGATAGCACTTTCAACAGATGTTTTAAGAATAGATCCTAATATTCATCAGCACCCTACGATTGATGCAATACAAAGAGGTTTAAAATTATATGACAGATTAAATAATAGGTTTGAATTTGATGAAGACCTTATCTGTACTGTGGTCTACTTCAGAACTTTTGATGAGCTTCCAGAACCTGCCAGAAGATATATAACAATAAAAGCTGCACGTATCTTTGTTGATAGGTTAGTTAGTGATGATGGTTTAAGAACCTATACACAACAGGACGAAGTAAGAGCTAGATCTATACTGATGGAAACAGACCTTGCTAATGGTGATCATAATATCCTGAGAGGAGATCCATCATTAACCAGTGTCTTTGATACCTACTCACCAGCAAACGCATTAATTAGATAACTATGGCACTTATATCTAAAGCAATTCCAACTTTATTAAGAGGTATCTCACAAGCTGCTGATAATACTAAACAAATTGATCATGCTGATATACAGGACAATGCTGATGGCAACCCTGTTACAGGTCTTACAAAGCGTTCTGGTAGCCAGTTCATAACTAATTTAGGTTCTGGCAGCATAGGTAATGTTCATATACAAACTATTAACAGAGATGCAAGTGAAAGGTATGTAGCAATATTTAGTAATGGTGATGTAAAAGTTTATGATGTTTTAGATCCTACAAATAATATAACAGTACATAAACCAGACGGAACAACATATCTAAATACTAATAACCCTAGAAGTGTAATGAAGACTGTGACTGTTGCTGATTACACCTTTGTTGTTAATACAAATGTTACTACAGCAATGGATAGTGCTGAGACTACTGGTCCTATATACTTTGATGGCACATCTACTATCGGTATTACTAATCAAGCAATAGTCTTTGTTAATCAGGTTTCAGCTAATACAGAATATACGTTAGAGGTT